TGATCTACTGTGCTAGAGTAAGTAACCCAGCATCACAGGAAGCGGGGGATAACATTGATAAACTATGGAACTACCTCCAGCGTAACAAGCACTGGTCGCCTTTTGAAATGGCAAACGTATGTATTGAAATCAATACCACACGAGCTATTAGTAGGCAGATCATTCGACACAGGTCGTTCACGTTCCAAGAGTTCAGCCAGAGGTATGCTGATCCTACTAAAGAACTTGGATTTACTTTAATGGAATGCAGGCTTCAGGATGAAACCAATAGACAGTCTAGTCTTGAGACAGACAATGAAGAACTACGTAGGGTTTGGGTTAGTATACAGTCTAGAGTAAAGGACGTAGCCTTAGCCGAATACCTTAAAGCTATTAAGCTTGGTATTGCCAAAGAGCAAGCACGGGGGCTGTTACCTGAAGGACTGACTAACTCTAGGTTGTATATGAATGGTACATTGCGTAGTTGGTTTCATTTCTGTGAGGTACGGCAGGACTTGACAACTCAGAAAGAGCATCGTATAATTGCAGGTCAATGCGAGGACATCATCAAGGGTTTGATTGAATGAGCAGACATCATAAAGGTAAGGTTATTATCTGTCTTCACGGTGGAGGGTGGACAAAAGGGACACCATATAACCGTAACTTCGAGGGTATAGAATCCTTTAACGACAAAGGGTACGAAGTCTATGCACCTACGTATCCTTTAGTGTCTGATGATCCTGAGAAACCTTATACACCTTTTCCCGGTGTGCTTTGGTACATTCAGAAAGAGATTAATAAGTTCAAGGACTACAAAGAAGTTACACTACTAGGCACAAGTGCAGGTGCTACATATGCTGCTATGACTGCTATACATTATAGCACTTATGAGCAACATCGTACACCTGATAAGTTGGTATTGATGTATGGCTATTACGACTTCACCGATACGGTTGGTATTAGTTCTGAGGTAGTGCGGAGATTTAATCTCTTGATCCCTAACCAAGATTACGGATATAGGCAAAGAGTTAGTCCAGTAACTAATGTAGGTAAGCTTGATGATGCTGGGGTTGATGTTATGATCTTTCATGGTAACAACGATAAAGTTATCGACTCTATTCAAAGTGATTGGATGGCTGATCGGCTTGACAACGTGACGCATGTCCGGTATGCTGGTGGTCACGGAACAAAAGTGGTGGATTTATATGCGCCTTTTATTTGATATAGAAGCAGACGGACTGTATCCTACTAGGATCTGGTGCGTGTCTGCTATCGACATAGATACTAAGCAGGTCTATGAGTATGGGCCTGATGAGATTGACAATGCTATTGCTTTACTGGAAGATGCTGACACACTGATTGGTCATAACATTATCTCTTATGACCTGTACTGGCTAGATAAACTATACAACGTAGATCTATACCATAAGAATATTATTGACACCCTGATCTGGTCACGGATGTTTAACCCTGACAGAGAAGGTGGTCATGGTCTAGCTGCGTGGGGTAATAGGTTTGGTTATCCTAAAGTAGAGCATGAAGAGTGGGGCTTCTATAGCCCTGAGATGCAGCATCGTTGTACTGTAGATGTTAAGTTAAACCTTAAGGTCTACAATAAGCTATTGACTTCTAAGAAGTATTTCTCTGATGAGTCTATTGATTTAGAACAACAAGTAGCTCGTATCATCAATGAACAAGAACACTATGGTTGTTACTTTGATGTCCAAGGTGCTGAGCTTTTACTGGCTAAAGTATCTGATGAGCTTGGTGACATAGAAGATGAAGTACGTAAGACCTTTAAGCCTAAGGAGTTCTTTGTTAAAGAAGTAACACCTAAGCTTAAGAAAGATGGTACTATATCTAAGCAAGGCCTGCGTGATGAAGAGTATGCAGCAGTTGTTAATTCTGGAGACTTGACACCGTTCAATAGATATGATACAATAGAGTTCAACCTTGGATCAAGACAACACATTGGTCGTTGGCTTCAAGAAGATTATGGTTGGAAACCTACTGAGTTTACAGCTACTGGTCAGCCAATGATTAATGAGAAGATCCTTGAAACTGTCGAGGGTATACCAGAGGTAACACTAATACATAAGTACCTGACCCTTCAAAAGATTCAAGGGTTCCTTACTCGCTGGTTAGATTCAGTAGGTGATGATGATAGGCAGCATGGCTACGTTAATACTATTGGTGCAGTGACTAGACGTATGACACACTCTGAGCCTAACCTAGCTCAGGTTCCTAGTATTCGTAAGCTATATGGTAAAGAGTGTAGGGCTTTGTTCACAGTACCTGAAGGCTACAAGCTAGTAGGTATGGATGCTGATAGTCTTGAGCTACGTATGATGGCTCACTACATGGACAATCCAGAGTACACCGAGGCTGTTGTTAATGGTGATAAGGACTTAGGTACTGATGCTCATAGCGTTAACATGAGAGCAGCAGGTTTAAGTAACCGTGACCAAGCGAAGACAATGTTCTACGCCGTTATCTACGGAGCAGGTGATGGTAAGCTAGGTCAGATAGTAGGTGGTAACAAACAGGACGGAGCTAAGCTGAAGTTCGACCTGTTCAATAAGCTACCTGACCTTGGTGACTTGATCCATAGGGTACAGACCTCCGCATCTAGAGGGTTCATTAAGTGCTACGATGGTAGCGTACTTCATGTACGTAAGATACCCGCAGCCTTTAATGTTCTGTTACAAGGTGGTGGTGCTGTGTTAATGAAACGTGCTTTGGTTATCCTTAAGGAGGATGCAGAGCGAGAAGGACTGGACTTTCATTTTGTGATGAACGTACACGATGAGATCCAGACAGAGGTACTAGCTAAACATGCTGAAAGGTTTGCTGAACTAGCAGCCGACTCAGTACGCAAGGCTGGTGAGTACTATAGGTTGCGTTGTCCTATGAAAGGTGACGCTTCAATTGGTAATACTTGGGCCGAAACTCATTGACACGCTAGAGTGTATAGAAAAAGTAAGATCTTATTTAAAAGGAGAAAGTAAATGAAAAAGAAACTTGAAAAACTTAAAGAACAAAGAGAGCAGTTAGCACTTAAGCTTGACATGCTAGACGCAGAGATCTCTGATCTTGAAAACCCTGACCCTGTTAAGTTAACAGAAGAAGAGATTGGAGAAAGACTTGGTTATCCTGTTACAATCATTAAGGATAAATAATGACAGCAATACTTTTAAAACAACCTGAGGCTGTGTTTATTCACATTCCTAAGACTGCTGGTAGAACAGTACGTGCTCTTTGGGGTGGGGATATTAAAGCCCCAGTGTCTAAGGGTGTTATGCCCGATGATTGGGTTAACATCTATACCTTTGCATTTGTTAGGCATCCTCAGGCTAGACTGATCTCAGCTTACAATATGTTCTCTAAAGGAACAAAGCATATTGAATCAGGTAAGGTTGTGTCAAGAAGAGTAGCGCCTCTTGAAGGTATAAGCTTTGAAGGGTTTGTTAACAAGATGTTTGATGAGGACGATAGGGATCAACAGTGGTCAGTAACATCCCATACATTACCTATGACTGATCCTTATAACCTGATTCAGTATGCAGACTTTGTAGGGAAACAAGAGAAGTTTGAACACGATATGCAATTAGTTGCTAAAGATGTAGGGTTGCGTTTAGATTCTCACTTCCCTCAAGTAAACGTATCTGAGAAAGATAAGTCTAGGTTAGAAGTCTGGGCTGATCTACCTCCAGCCTTGCAAGCTAAGGTACTAGATTACTATGCCGAAGACTTTGAAACATTTAACTACGAGGAATTTTAATGAGTGTATTTGTATTAGAAGATCCTGAAGCAGTGTTTATCCACTTGCCCAAAACAGGGGGTACGACAGTACGTAAGGGAGTATGGGGTAAGAGGTATGACGGGCCTTACATAGGTATCTGGAAAGAAGAGTGGGATGATATGTTCTCATTCGCCTTTGTACGGCATCCTATTGACAGGTTCGTTAGTGCCTTCTATATGTTTACTGAAGGAACTGATCAGATCACTAGGCCTAAAGCTATGGGTATGTCTCTTGATCAGTTTGCTATAGCTGCTATAACTAACAAGGACGTAGAAGTAACACATGGTATATCACACCATACTGTACCGATGACTAATCCTTTTAACATGATTGATAAAGCTAAGCATATCTTACGCTATGAAAGATTCGAGCAGGATCTCCATAGTGTTATGGAATCTTTAGGGGTTGACGATCCGTGGATTCCAAGGTATAATGTGAGCCAGCGTTACGGTGGTTGGAAGAAGACTATCAAGGACATGAGTCCTGATATCTACGACCAGCTTGTTGATTTTTATCTAGAGGATTTTAAGGAATTCAATTATGAAGTACCGAGATTGGAACGTGTTTGAAGCAGGTGGTATTTTCATCGCCCAACTTGGAGAAGAATACTTAGAAGGAGAATCTATACAGTCTGTGTTTAATCAGATTGATGATCTAGAAGATGGTACACACGAGGAGCCAGAACCTTATCTGTTTGATATGATATGAAAGCAGTAGTAATAGCAACAGGGCCTAGTCTAACTCAAGAACAAGTAAACTATACTATCGGTAAGGTGGACTTGACAATCGCAGTGAATGATGCTATAATGGTGGCTCCTCATGCAGACATTCTTTATAGTGGTGATAACAGATGGTGGAATTATCACGGCCCTAAACTAGCATGGTATATTGGAGAGAGACTATGTGCCGCAAGGGACAACGAATACTCTACACAGATAGAAGGGATTGGAGGACTTGGCCCATTCGAGAAAGGGCGTATACGTTTCGGAAACAACAGCGGCTTCGCTGCCGTAAACGTCGCACTGAATCGTGGAGCCTCGACTATATACTTGCTAGGGTTCGATATGGGTACAGCCGCAGGGCAACAGCGTCATTACTTTGGCGACCACCCCTCGGATATCAATATCGAGTCGCCATACGAGAGCTTCAGAAAGCACTTCAACGTAGCAGCACCAAGCGTTAGGGACTTTGATGCTGAAGTAATTAACTGCACTGAGGGTGGATTCCTTGAGTGCTTTCCAAAGGCAAAGATAACGGAGGTGTTATAATGAAGCCAGTGGAGACAGAACTTTTAACGGTCTATTGTTTTTTATTCAGTCTTGCTGGAGGTATAAAGGATAAAAAACAGAGGCAAAGGTTTAGAGATAAGATAGACCGGAAGCGTTTTAAATTAATAAAGGAGATGATGAATGACAGCTAAGATATTGCTGTTCGATATAGAGACAGCCCCAAGTATAACCTATACATGGGGACGATGGGATCAGAACATCGCACCATCACAGGTTATACAAGAAAGTCACATGCTCTGCTGGGCTGCTAAGTGGCTCGATAGTGATGAAGTCTTTTTTGATTCACTGCCTAATCACAAAGGTTATAAGCGTAACCCTACTGATGACAGTAAGATTGTAAAGACTCTATCAGATATCCTGAACGTAGCCGACATTGCTATTGCACATAATGGTGATGGGTTCGATATGAAATGGTTGCGTAAGCAGCTTGCGAAATATCGTCTTCCTAATGTATCAACTGCGAAGACCGTTGACACGCTGAAAGTAGCTAAGCGTTACTTTAACTTCCCGTCTAATAGGCTTGACGAGTTGGCTGCATACCTTGGTATCTCAGAGCGTAAGATTAAGACAGACTTTAATCTCTGGCGTGACTGTATGAACGGTAAGGTGGATGCTTGGCAAGCAATGCTTGACTATAACATCCAAGACCTGTATCCTCTTGAGGAAGTATACAAAGTCTTGAGGCCGTTTATGACCAATCACCCTAACGTTGGTGTATATGAAGATAACCTACAGATGTCTTGCCCTGTGTGTGGCGGTACTGAGCTTGTTAAGAATGGTTACTACCATACTAACCTGTCTAGGTTCCAGCGTTACAAGTGTAACGACTGCGGGAATCAGAAGATCAGAGGCCGTACTAACCTGCTTGATAAAGATGAACGTAAGGAGTTGCTGACTAATGCCCTCTAAACTAGACACACTAGTACCAGATATCTATAAGGTTTTGGATAAACTTAGTGATGGTATAGATATTACTCCTGACATTGAGCCTGAGTTAGATGCTCTAGTAGAAGATATACGAGAGGCTGTCCTTCATTGGGCAGTCCCTCAGGACAATTCAGGATCATTAAGGATGTCTAATGTTGGTAGACCCGACAGGCTTCTTTGGTTTGATGCTAAGTCACCTAAAGAACCAGAGCGTATGCCACCTTATGCACACCTTAAGTTCCTGTATGGTCATATACTAGAGCAGCTAGTCTTGTTTCTTGTTAGGGTATCTGGTCACGAGATCCAAGCAGAACAAGAGACAGTAGAAGTAGATGGTATTAAAGGCCACATGGATGCTGTCATTGATGGTGAAGTAGTTGATGTAAAGACTGCATCGCCTTTCGGGTTCAAGAAGTTTAAAGAAGGTACATTAGCAGAGGATGATCCCTTTGGTTATCTTGCTCAGCTTGCTGGTTACGAAGCCTCGCAGGGTACAGAAGAGGGTGGGTTCCTTGTTATTAACAAAGTAGATGGTGAGTTGTGTCTGTTCAGACCTGATGATCTAGACAAACCTAATATAAATATTAGGATCAACAGAGTCAAGGAAGTAGTACAGCTTGACACACCGCCTGATCTATGCTATAATGATGTACCTGAAGGCAAGTCAGGCAACATGGTAATCAATAAGTCATGTACTTTTTGTAACCATAAGCATGAGTGCCGTAAGGATGCCAATGATGGTGAAGGACTGATCATGTTCAGATACCACAACGGCATTAAATATTTTACACACATTGAAAGGATGCCTAAAGTTGAAAGAGTTAATTGATAAGATAGATAAATTCCTTGAGGATATAACACCCGAAGCACTGCTGGCTGTTACAGTAGGTATGGTTTGTTTCTGTGCTGGGGTGGCTATAGGGGGTGTATTCTTTTGAGAGGAACTAGAGCAAAGAAGCTACGCAGACGATCAGAAGAGATCATCGTAGAGTGGCTAAGGACTTTAGTGCCAGAGGGTGAAGAGCAAGAAAGGATTAACACTACAAACTATCAAGACTTTCTTCCTGAAGAACTTTACTACCGCGCTAATGGTACTACAAGACTACAGGCTATGACACCCAAGTACGTACAGAAGGCTCTTAAGAAGAACCTTAATGTTACATACAAGGACTTGATCAGTGCGTAAACCCAGAAAGGCTAGGCCTAAGGAGAAGAGAGTACCACGAGGTTACGATAGTAACTTTGAAGCACATCTAGATCAAGAGGTACTAGATGATGATTGGGTACACATCCCTACGCCAGACCCTGATCCAGTACCGTATGTTGTAGAGCATACTTACCATACAGACTTCATGAGGATAGAAGATGGTAAGAGGATTTACCTCGAAGCTAAAGGACGCTTCTGGGATTATCAAGAGCATAACAAGTACGTATGGATTAAGAAGGCCCTGAAAGAAGACGAGGAGTTAGTGTTTCTATTTGCTGAACCTAACGCACCTATGCCGGGGGCAAGAAGACGTAAGGATGGTACTAAATATAGTCACGCAGAGTGGGCTGACAAGCATGGCTTCAGGTGGTATAGTGAGTATAGCTTACCTGAGGAATGGAAGAAATGAGGAACACGTTATGCCTGTAAATAATAATTTACCATCAGAGGATATAGTAGTAGGGCCTTTCCACGCTGACATAGTTAATAGGTTCTTTGAGGATACAGGTTCTACTAGAACTGTAACAGTAGGGGATGCCGTTAGCTACGACATCTGGTCGAGGGCTTACAGACGCTACGGAGAAGTCAAGGATAAAGAACCAAAAGGATATCCTGACAACAACCCTAAGACTTCTGTAGGGGCTACTAAGCTGGACTTGTCTTTAGTGCCAGAGTCTGCTATAATCTGTCTTGCAGCAGCCATGAAGAATGGTGCTGATAAGTATGGCCCGTTTAACTGGAGAGAACATACCATATCTAGTATGGTTTATATCGCAGCAGTTAAGCGCCATGTAGCTGCTTGGGTAGATGGTGAGGACTATGCAGATGATTCAGGTGTACATCACCTTGATCATGCAATGGCTTGTCTAGCTCTGTTAAGAGATGCAGAGTCTATCGGTAAGCTTAATGATAACAGACCACCTAAAGGAGCAGCAGCTAGACTGTTGAAAGAGTATGCGGATAACACTGCTACTGCTACTGTTGGTTAGCGGATGTATGTCAAAGACTCCTTGTGTTGAGAGACTAGACATACCCCTATCAGAATGCTTAGCTACTCACCACAGTAAGCCCTTACCTTCGGGCGGGGTTGTTATACGGTGTAAGTTCGGCAAAGAGATTTATGTTAAAGCTGGTGTTAAGATTCCACCAGATCCTTGTAATAATTGGAGATAAGATGGATCAGTATCAAACATACATACATCGCTCAAGGTACGCTAGATATCTTGACGATAAACAAAGACGAGAGACATGGGACGAGACTGTAGATCGTTACATTCAGTTCTGGGTTGATGAAGGTAAGCTCAAACAGAGTGCTACTATTACTGAAGAACTGCGTGAAGCTATCTATAACCTCGACATCATGCCCTCTATGCGGTGTATGATGACAGCAGGTGAAGCCCTTAGGCGAGACAACGTAGCAGGTTATAACTGTTCTTATCTTCCTATTGATAGCCCACGTAGCTTCGATGAGCTTATGTACATTCTACTGTGTGGTACGGGTGTAGGCTTCAGCGTAGAAAGAGATTACGTTAACAAACTCCCAGAGGTAGCGGATGAACTCCACGAAACCGACACAACTATCATTGTTTCCGACTCTAAAATTGGATGGGCCTCCGCTTTCCGTGAGCTTATATCTCTGCTCTATGCGGGTAAGATCCCTCGGTGTGATCTTACAAGAATTAGACCGAAGGGTTCACGACTCAAGACTTTTGGAGGCCGCGCATCAGGCCCACAACCGCTATCAGACCTTTTTAACTACGCCGTTGAACTCTTTAGAGGAGCTACAGGACGAAAACTTACGAGTCTTGAGTGCCATGATCTCGTCTGTAAGATCGCAGACATCGTTGTTGTTGGAGGCGTTAGAAGATCTGCCCTCATCAGCTTATCAAACGTCACTGACCAACGACTTCAAGGGGCCAAGAATGGGCAGTGGTGGTTAACACACGGACACAGGGCTTTGGCTAATAACAGTGCAGCCTATACGGAGAAGCCAGCATATGAGACTTATCTTAAAGAAATTACAAGTCTTTATGAAAGCAAGTCAGGAGAGCGTGGGATATTTTCTAGGGTGGCTGCTACTAATGTTGCTGCTAGGAATGGTAGGCGCGATACCGATAATATTGCTTTTGGAACTAATCCTTGTTCTGAGATCATTCTAAGACCTTACCAGTTCTGTAATCTGTCTGAGGTAGTAGTACGAGCAGAAGACACAGAGGCTACGCTAGCTAACAAGGTGCGGCTTGCTACTGTGCTTGGTACGTTACAGGCTACACTAGTAGACTTCAGATACCTTAGGAACATCTGGAAAAGAAATACAGAAGAAGAGGCCTTGCTTGGTGTGTCGTTAACTGGTATAATGGACAGCACACTGACTAATGGTACTGATAAGAAAGTGACTGCTAAACTACTAAGGGATCTAAAAGATGTGGCTATTAAAACCAATAGTGATTATGCTAGAGATTTTGGTATTAACCCCTCTGCTGCTATTACTTGCGTTAAGCCTAGCGGCACTGTTAGCCAGTTGGTGGATAGTAGTAGCGGTATCCATCCTCGTTTTGCTAGTGCTTACAGACGAAACGTTAGAGCCGATGATAAAGACCCACTTGCAATACGTATGGTCGAAGCTGGATTCCCTTATGAGAGGGACATTACAAACCCTAACAACCTTGTATTCGGATTTCCGATCAAGGCTCCGAAGGGGGCAGTGACTACTAAGGATATGGGTGCACTAGAGCAACTAGAACTGTGGAAGATTTATCAGGACAACTGGTGCGAACACAAGCCCAGCATGACCTGTTACTACACAGATGATAACTTCCTAGCTGTGGCTCAGTGGGTATGGGATAACTTTGATAGCATCTCTGGTATCTCTTTCTTGCCTTACGATGACCACGTATATCAACAAGCACCTTACGAGGAGGTAGATAACGAGACTTACAAGAGATTAGTAAAAGAGATGCCCAAAGGTTTTGAGTGGGACTTTGAAGAACTAGAAGATAACACAGAGGGTATGCAAACACTTGCGTGTGTTAGCGGGGTCTGCGAGTTGTGACACTAAGAGATTTATTAAAGTGGATTAGTGAGAACCCAGAGATAACCCTTGATTCGGAGTTATGGATAGAAACCGGAAGAGGTCTATCGAGTGAGGTTCACTTTGTTTACAGACTAAACAAGGGTGATATAATATTAGAAAGTAATAAATGGAAAAGATGAACTATGAGCTTTGCATTTGGTTTAAGGAATGGATTTTGTTTGGGGCTGGACATCTGTTCAGTAGACGGTGACTTAGTAGTAGAAGGTGGTAGAGCCTTCATATGGGATGGTATTGCAATCACATTTGCTTGCTTTCATATGCTGTTTGGATATGCGGAGGAAGTAGAGATCGAAGATGAGTGATGCTGTAGTAATAGCAGGAGTCTCTCTGGTCTTTTCCGATAACGGTAAGGGCCAGTTAGAACTCTGTACAGAAGTAACAACCACGGATGCTAAGAAACTAGTAGATATACTAAGCGACGAGGATTGGGTGATTGTTAATGCGGCTATTAATGCCCTACGTAGAGTAGGGAATAAAGTAGAACAAGAGATTCACAGAGAAATAGAGGCGGTTAGATCAGCATGAAAACATACGATAGAGTATTATCTATGCCTACAGAAAAAGAACTACTAAAAGCTGAGATAGCTTATAAGCAAGATATACTAGATACATGGCACAAAGACCAGTCTGGCGACGGGCCTTGGAGAAGATACAGAAATCTCCTTATGTTAAAGGAAATTTTGAGTGTCTTTCCTCCAGATCAGTATAGAGTCTGTGGTCATCCAGCCGGGGTCATTATAGACAATAAATGGATAGTGACTCTGCTATCTAAGAAGTGGAGAGTTAACGGTAAAAATAAATGGTATCGTTTAAAGAGCTTTGAGGAATTCAGGGATCGCTTTGTTAATAAGTCCAAAGAGCAGAAGGCTTTGAATCATCTCGATCAAGATGAACAAACACATTCTGATTAACACCTATCCTTTTACATCCCATGCTCGATGCAATCTCAATAAGCTTAATAGCATCGGCCCCGCCTACTTTAATGTCTACAGCCCGACCAGTACTATGTGCTCCGGGCTTAGACTTCTTCTTCTCGATAGGATGCTCAGGACACCGATAACCTGACGTTACTACCATAGGCTTGCCGTAAGCATGACGGACTACATCAAGCCACTCCATGAACTCTTGATCCCAATTCTCAGCCCCGCAGTGTTGACACTTCATCTCGTCTGATGTAAAGTATCTACTGGTCATCTACTACTACACTCCTATCGTACTGTAACCAAGCATGAGCTAGGCCGTCTACTAAAACCTCATCATGTTCTCGTATGCCTAATGAGTATAGCATAGCATGTAAGATCTCATGACGTAGTGTTAACTCTTTGAACTCCTCAGACTTAAAAGGTTTAACCAAATAGATTGTAGCTGTCTCTTCACAGCACCAACCATGAACCTTAGAGTCATCTACATTCTTCCTGAACCAACTCTGGGAGACTTCTTCGACTACCCAATTCCTCGGCCCAAGAGTGAAGTTCATCTATACTTCCTCTTAAGGGCATTAAGGATTAACCCTGAACCTTCAAAGGCATCAGGAACCTGCATAGTAGACTGATTAAGGGGTGGATTAACAATATCAGCAGCACCTGACTCTTCAACCATAGGGGGCTTAGGTATCTCTACCATGCCACCCGCCATATAACCTTCCCTGTCTTCACCATCCTGATAGAAAGGACTCTTACCTTCTTTCATCCGTTTCATGGCATGTTCTTTAGCCTTAATGATGATTGACCTTGGGATGTTCTTAGCATTACCTTCAAGCTGCATGTTTGATAAGATCTCTACTTCTTCAGGAGTCAGTGTAGGAACCATAGTAGGGATTTCTATCTCTTCTCCTTCTATTTCTATTCCTACAGAAACCTCAGTCATGGTTCCACCCTGCACCTTATTTTCTACAGGCCCTAAATAACCACGAGCAGATTTCTTAGCGCCATCTCGTCGGTACATAGAAGGGTCTTCTTCTACTCTACCACCTTCTGAGTACTTACTACGGAGCCTTACAAGGCCTCCCATAGCCTTAGATACCCTAGGGTCTGTTATATCAAAGGACTCTGCTCTGGTGGACTTGAGTTGATTACCACTAAACAATATCCAAGACTTCCTTGATGACCCTACACCCGCAGCCTCAATAGTATTATTGTACTCGATAGAATCAAATCCAAAGTCTTTAAACCAATCCTGTAGTTCTCTGTTAACCTTATAGACTGCCGCTTCATACAGGGTTTTGTCCTTAACAGAATCACTATAAGCTTCTTTAGGTACTTCTATTTCACTAAGCTTTGCCAACTCAGTATCAGATATCGGTCTATTAAGCTGCTTCTCAACGGCTTGCATAAGAGGGTGCATCTCTTTGTTAACACGTACTCTGTAGCTTTCGATAACAGCATCTACTGCGTCTATGTTAACATTAAAGTTCTTCATCTCTGAGACAAGTCCTGAGGTATCGGAGTCCCGCATTTTGGTGATGATATAGTCTTGGATCAGATCAATGGCTTCATCATCTTCTGCATCAAACACAGTAGAGTAGTTGATGTTTTTGTAAATAGCTTCTGCTGCTTCCATCGGGCGGTACATTCGACTGCGGTACTCTGATCGTCCTAACATATCAGGTATCAAATCCTGAGCAGCCCAGCCACTAGGCATATCTACATCTACAATTAATGGGTTCTTAATGCTGATGTAGTAGTCTGAGATAGAAGGGGCAGGTGCGCTTCCTCGCGTTTGTATAGATTCAGATTCAAAAAGCCTCTTACCTATTTTAAAGTTATAAAACGAAGGGGGCATTTTAGTCTGTATTAAGTTGGAGTCTCGCCACCGTACTGTATCTTCAATATATTTATCAAAAGATTCTAGGTCGTTGTAGTTAAGAGTGAGTTCTCCATTATCTCCTTTAGTAAATGACGGTACTTCCTCTAGTAGTTCCTCGTAATCAGGCTTACTTGAAATAATCTCATCAAAATATTTTGACTCTGCGGGAGTTAGTGTCACGCTTTTCTTTACTGACCCAAACATCTTCTCAGGATCTGTCTCGGCTAACATACGCTCTCTGGCTTCTGGAGAGAGGTTCCTGTCAGTTGTGTTATCTACATAGCGTATAACATCATCCCCATAGAGGATAGCTTCAGCCTGTACAGGATCATCTGCTACGTGTATGCCAATCTCTCTTGGGTTCTCACCTGCGTTAACCAACTCACGAGTAGGCTTATCGTTAGTAGTTGCACGAAAGACTTTCTCTTTGTGCTTAGAACCACGCATAAATTTAGAGGGGTTAGCTTCTGGCGTAGGAAATACATCAGGAAAGGCTATAGATTTATCTCCTTCTTCAGACAGTAACTTCGTAGGTCTAGTCTTAACATAGTCAAATGAGTCTGGGTCGGCCTGTTCAGACCACCTAATGCCGGGGCCTGATCCGTGTTCTGAAGAAATAAATCTAACAGGAACTTTAGTAACACCCTTAGCCTTAAGAGCATTCATCCTGTGTCTACCTTCGTGACCTACGACTTTAGCAGTACCTTCTCCGTCATTCTCAAACTTAAGGAAAGGTACATCATCGAACTTACCGCCTTCATCTAGGTGCTCGACAAGCTTTGTAGTACTCTTTCCGAACTCAGTATCATCACCTAGTTTTCTAGCCATGTCAAGGAATTCGTCTGGAGACATGAGCACTACAGTCTCTCTGGACTTATGTTTAATAGAGAGAGAATCAAAAGCTACATCGTTAAAGTACTCAGCCCCTTCCATCTGCTTAACGTCAGACATCTTAGGTAAGCGTTTAGGGGTTTCTCTAACCCTACGCACAATCGAGTCAGGCACTGGACGTATGTGTTCATTCAAGAACTCAGCAGACTTCTCATCAATCAGAGTAAGTTTCTTAGCATACTTAAGGTCTTTACCTGAACTAAGAATCTTGAACACCTCAGGATTAAGAGGCCCAGACGCTGCCATAGATTCCTTTAAGTTCTCTTGTGCTGCCTTACCTTGAGGTGCTGTATCGTAGTAAACATCAGCATCGTCTATAGTACGCCACATCTCCTTAGCTTCGGGGCCTAAGTTCTTAGCAGCATACAAGGGCCTGTATCCATCGTTGTAGGTATTCAATACCTCGTCACGAGTGTATAGGATTATATCGTCATACTCATCCTTCGTAATGTCCGTCTTAATCGGACTCTCGCCCTTAGCCATCTGAACATTATCCACCTCAACCATATGAGAGAAGTTCAGTTTCTGGTCTTCGCTTATGCCGTACTTCTTCATAAGCTCATCACCCTCGAAGGAATCTAGCGGGATGATTCTATGTACGTCACCTCGATCATACGTACCCTTACGCTGCTGCCTATGCTTAGGCGTAGACTTATTGCTTACCATGAAAGAGATCTCGACAGGTTTGTCAAGGTCTTCCGTCTTCAGCGGGTTTCCTGCTAGACTTTCTAGCGCCCTCATGTTAGCTACTTCAGGAGTATCTGGCCTAAATAGGTGGCGCAAGTGAGGGACAATAGTCTTAGATACCTTAGATGCTAAGCCTCCAAGAACAAAACCTATCCTATCTGCTGTATCGCTATAAGATTCTCCAGTGTAAGGGTTTCTTCGTTCAGTAGGATCAGAAGGAAGGCCCGGAAAATCTACTACACCGCCTTCAGCAAAAGCACCTCTTGAACTTTTACCGCCGCCTATTTTACCATCAAACCCCAGATCTTTATCTAGTTCTCTAAGCCACTTATCATACGCTTGCCGAGTTCCCTTACCACCAATAGCGTCCATAGCGGCATAGCCGGGAATCATTGTCCCAGCAGTACCCATAGGGCCTGATCCATATCTAATAGACCTAGCTATATGACTAGGTAAGGGACCAAACATCCCGACACCATGCCCCACAATACCGTACCTATCTCCAGCTTGTTTAGATCTTAAAGCTACGTCAGCTATGATACCGTGTCCACCCCACCTAACCACGCTGTCTACTAAGATTTCATCGGGGTCTTTATTAAGAGACTCTCCTTGGCTTCTAGTCATGTTACCAATCGTAGCAACTGCGGTCATGACCCCTGCTGTCCCCAAAGTCCTAGCATTCTGGACAAGAGCATCATCCCCTCCTAAACTCCTAGCCATCTTCTTCAATACCACATTTGAGAAAGCCGTGGGATAACTCATTAACTGGAACAACAGACCAGTAAACGGGTGGTTCATCACGTTAGGTTTAAGAACATTCGTTCTATTAGGGTGCAGGATAACACCAGACGTATAACGTGCAGCCGCCCTCTCGATGCTCTTGAAGTACGCATCGTCCTTAAGAGCACCGCGAGTAACCCACTCAATACCTTCTTCGGGGGAGATACCTAAGTCAGCCAACTCATTAAGCAATCGAGTCCTTCTAGCTGCTCTCATGTACGGCTTAGCGCCTGCATGTGCTGCGTCCTTAGCAAGCTCCTTCAGGTTCGTCTGTACAATATCATGTCCTGCGTGATAAGCACTCATCTCTACGAACTTCGTCCAGTCCGTAAGGGCAGTAACTTTAAAGAAACCGTTCTGGAGCTTACGTGCTGTCTTGCTCGACATCTTATAGCCTGTCAAGCCTTCTACTCTGTCCTGTGCTGCTCGGCTAGTAGCAATATTAAACCTAGCCATCGTATCCCAAATTTCTGGCTTAGTCATATTGTGTTTGACTTGCAGAGTTTCTAGCATATCAAGACCAAGCTTTTTATTAGCTTTAGCCACCATACTATTATAGCCAGTTACAGCACCATAAGCTGTTGTTTTACCTGCAACTTTAAGAGAAGACCCTACACCTTTAATCGCTTGAGTAGGTGTGGCGTTTAAGGTTAACAGGGCCACCTCAGACAGGGACGAGAGCGTTGCTAAAGGAAGCAACGACATCTGGTATCCAAGCATTACCCCATCTACCCACGGCTTGAAGGTGGGCGAGATACCTTGTACTTCGTTGGCTGCAATCTGATAGGTTTGGTTAAGTAGGTTCCTCTCACCCGCCGATAAGCCTGCGCCTTCTGCTCTAATTCCAGAAGCCTCCAGCTCTAGGGCAATATTATCCAACCATTTCTCATTAAACTGAGCGCCGTTCTTAACGCCTAAGGTTTCTACTAAACCAAGTTTATGTCCATGATCAAAGATATAGTCCAGCATAACTTCCTCAACATTATTGTCAAGGAATTTAGAGAACATATTATCGTCTTTAATATCTTCAAGGGATCTTGAAGGAGAGAACGCTGGTCTTCCTGCCTCCAATGATTGCCCCTCATTAGAGACAGCCAACATATCACGGTATATTTTAGAAGCTACTTGTCTAGCATTAACTAGCGTCTTTGTTTCAGGATCAATCTTTGGCTTTGCTTGCCCAGACGCAACCAGAAGATCAAGGAACTCTTCTCTGTTTTCTTGCATGACCTTCCGGTTCCAGACACGAGGCACGTAGTTCTCGTGAAAACCTATGTCGATATCCAGTGCCTTAGCATGGCCGTGCATAAGGTCGAGGTTTTCTCTAATCTGATCGCCTGCTTTTTTAATAGCGTCATCAGGGTATTGACCATCAAAAGATAGCTCCCCGCCTCGGAGGTAGTACATCAAGCGATTATTAACTGAATCATCTACCTTGTTAGTCAGCGGATCTTTAAGAGTATCGAATGCTTTCTTAAAGTTTACTGCGTAATGACCAGTGATTTCATTGACAGCCTCGCCCATAGTTCGACCAGCTACCTCACGCTCTCCTCGTAACGGACGAGCCATATCATAGGACAGAGAATTCATCAGCTTCTTAGCAGTGGGAGAGTATTTGGATAACTCTACAAGAGCGCCCGTAGGCTTACCATACGTTTTAGCTAAAGCATACCTAGCTTTTTGTGTAGCTTCAAAGACCGTAGGGCTGTTCATTATTTCTTGAAACTTACCACTAGACTTTACAACCACATCGTCTACAATCTCGTCAGTCTCCATGAACTTATCGACTGCGCGGCTATCGAGATACCTACCACCAGCCCATCCCAACGTGCCGCCTAAGACCGTACCAGTACCTGTTGTAATCAGGTTCTGCTCAAAGTCAAACTCTTCTTTGGCACCAACATTAATATCAGTGATCTGCTCGGCTGCGTCAATCGCACCGGAACCAGCACCGGCCTCAATAGCCCCGAAGGAAGCACCCTTTAAGGCGATATTTCTTTTAACCTGCTCTTGTGTAATCTTATTTGCAGTAAGCATCATAAGTTGACGCGTTGTTACACTCGTACCGCCAGTGAACGCAGCAGTTAACAGAGCTACTTGTGATATCGGGTCAGTAATACCCTGATAAGTATACTCAAAGATAGCATCTCTCCACTCAGCAAACCCCTCAAGCTCAGCGTTATCAAACATATCTTTAAGCTCGAAGTAAGCTTGTGCTTCTTCAGGCGACCAGACTTTTGATTCAATCGCCATCTGGATAGCTTCTGTAGTATTAGCGCCTCTTGCCCTAAAAGCTTCTATAGCACTCATACCCCCAAGAGCTAAGCCTGCTTTTTCTGATAGTTCAATAAACCTCTCATCAGATTCTAGCTCAGTGATGCTCATCTGCTCAGGGTCTTCGATCAAAAACTCATAGGCTTCTTCTCCCCACTTAGAGAGCTTCTCGCCTATTGTCTGAGGTTTTTCTTCGGGCGCAACGACCTGAGCTTGCTCTATAGAATCAGCTTCGTCAATACTAAACCCAGATTTAAATTCTTCTTCTTCGTTTAGAGAGAAGCCGGATTTAAACTCATACTCATCTGTTTTAAATCCAGACTCAAACTGAGCATCGTCTTCTTCCCCTAGGCTGAACCCGGAGGTAAACTCATAATCTTGGTCAGACAAAATTTAGCCTCTCGTTTGAGAAAACTTTTTAAGGAAAGAATAGAACGAACCTTCCCCGGCGAGGGCGCTAGCATTATACGTTTCTTTTTCTAAGTACCTAAGCCATGTCATATTTCCAGAAGCCTTAACAGCGTCGAGTCGGCCCACGAGCTTCTGCACTTCCTCTGGAGTCATGGATTTAATTTCTTCGTAGTGCTTCTGTCCGGCCCCCATCAGAGCCTCGAAGTCTTTCTTAGAAATCACCGCTTCGTTAGATTCTGCAATAGCAACAATAACTTCGACACCTGAGTTAATGACAGGTTTAAGGTGCGCGCTAGGATCACCCCCTTCCCAACTGTCCCAAAAAGTACCGATATCTATCTCTTTAATAGCACGATTAGCAAACGCTTGGCCCGTAACACGACTAAGATCTACTTGGTACTCTGTCTCTAGTTGACGAGTTCGCTTTGCTGTAGCATCTAGCACAAGCTGAAACCCAGAGTTATCTTCGCCTCCGAACCGAATCTTATCGTCAAGAGTATCAGTATATTCTTCTAAAGCAGCTTTGTTTTCTTCACCGAAGTAGGGAGAAATCCTAGACTGAAACTCATCGAGGTCTTCTTTAGGGAGTCGCTGAAAGTCAGCAGGCTTATCCACTTTAATTGTTTTAGTAGATCCTCCAGCCTGATCAGATACCATTGTTGTTGTCACCTTAAAGGTAATACCGTTGATATCTTCAAGAGATTCAGCAGTTTCTGTCACAGGCCAGAAGCCAGCGAGACTACCATACTTAGCTTGGTCGGCTTCGTTCACAAACTTAGCCCCGCTAGATTCAATAACCGTATTACCAGTAGGATCTACCGTCTTTGTTACATCCCGGTACATCTCCACGCCTTTGTGGATAAAGGTTTCTTGCTTAGTCTCTGTTTTAGATTCTTTATATGCCTCAAAGAGTCTACGATCTTCTTCTGTAGGAAACTCGTAGTCAGTCTTCTTAGTGCCATCTGAAGCTTCTCGTGTAACTTTAAAAGAACGGAACGGCCTCTCGTCACTAGGAAGCTGCTCGTCCCTTGCGGTTACCTTGAACACATTGGTTTCTACCTTAGCCAACTTATCCTTGTACTTAACATAGTTCTCAGCGGCAAAGTCATCACCTGTAGACAGCAGGACATTCTCAGCTTCATTAATAATCTTAGCACTCTGAGCATAAGGGCTTAATTCAAGAGACCTAAGGTACTCTCGTTGATAATCTTCTTTAGACTTACCACGGATTTTAGCGCCTATAATCTCAAACATACTATCAGGTCGTTTGTCTACACTGGCTAAATAAGCATCTCGTTCTTGTGCCGTACCCAACATAGGAATAGCAGCCCTAGCTTTCTCATGAGCGCCGTACATTTTCTCCGCAATCTTATAACCTTCTCCGTGGTAAAAAGATTCTAATTGCTTTTCGCTAGGTCTGTCAATACCCTGATCTCTGAAGTACTGGTCAGCCATTGATTCGATACGAGGACGAACCTTAGTCGTGTAGAAGTAATCTACTCCGTTACCTTCAAACTTATCAATCTCTTTTTGTCTAGCTACTGTACGCTCGGCTGACATAAGGGCTGTATTGTGCTTAGCTCGTGCCGCAAATACACTTTCATTAGTAGCCCAATCCTTAACCTTATCATCAAAAAAAGATTTAGCTACTCCAGCCCCAAGCTGAAGACCCAGCCCCATCAACAGAGCCTTACGCTGATCTTTCTTAGCACGTTTCTCCTGCTTACGTACTCGCTCAATCTTACCAGAGAGTAAGCTCTCACCTAGTTCTGTAATGTCTGGTCTTGCCATAATCTTATCCTAAAAGGGACTCTTCTTCAGGGGGCATATCTACCCCTTCATTGTCATTTAAAACCTCTGCAGCAGGCTCAGATTGCGTCTGAGGGGCTAATAGAGAGGTAGGTGCCTCATCTATCTTATCCTCGATTTCTTTGGGTAAAGCACCTTGAGGTACTTTCTTGGACTCTGGAGCCTTAGATGCTATAGCTTCTTTAAAGCTAGAGATATCAGTACTATCTTCATCCTCGTCAGGCTCATCATCAATTCTGAAGTCAATCTCTGCTCGTTCAGCCAGTGCCATGAACATATAGGCTACAGGCTCAGCAAGCAGCAGCATCATGTCTGGGTTCCACTTACCAGCTCTAAACCCTTGATACAGAAGATTTTGTGTAAGCTCCATAACCGAAGCCTCCCCGGAATCGAGGAGGTTCATCATAGGCACATACGTATCTTCTTCAATGAGTTTCCCAAAGACCCACTCCTGAGCCTGCTTGAGATTAGTAAACTGAGGAGGCTTCTCGTAAGCTGCTGGATTCTCAGGATCATTAGTCAAACTCTGGCCGGGGATGGGTCGTTGGAACTTAGCCATCTCCTCGGCTACTCTCATGTCTGTGCTCATGAATAACCCCTCGGTGTTTGATAACTATAGATCTGATCAAAGAGCGCGTTGTAGTTAGTATTAACAAGACCCTGATTGAATGTACTCATAAACGGGCTAGACTGGAGGCTATAGTCTACACCGCCTGTGTAGGCAATACCGCCACTAGGGGTTTGGATTTGTTGTGTCTGCGGCGCTAAGCCTACAGCCTGCATGAGATAATTACTGCCCATCTTTGTTACATCAGAAACAAACCTGTCTTTGGTGTTCTGAGCAATCTTACCAAAGAAAGATTCATTCTGTTCTGATGCGGCCTTGGCTGTCTGTTCGATAACGGCTTCGGTTGCTTCTACGGGATCGTATCCTACATCCCCCGGCTGAGCATTCTTTAGCCTAGCTACTTCTTCTGGGGTTCTTGGTTGGTTTAAGATATCATCAAGTTGTTTTGTATCTTCCATATAGGTTTGGTATTCTTTTTCAGCTACTGATCGAGCATGGAAATCCATGCCTTGAGCATCCGTCTTCCAAGGATCAAAGATACCAGAAGCACTATCACGCACTGCACCAACACTCTTACCTACGCCATCCATCCAAGACTGAAAGCCGCCCTCGGGGTTCATACCCATCTTAGCCAGCGTAGCATCAGAGACGCCCATCTTGCTCAGGAAACCACCACCTACTTCTTTAACAAAACCACCAACAGCATCAGTAACAGTACTGAATACTTTACCCGCAGTCTTACCAAAGTTAACAGCAGTCTGAAGGATTTTACCTACACCCTGCATCAGTGGGTTCGACATAGCTCCAAGGGAGGTAGCAGCTTTTCCAAGCAGGCCTCCTATCCCCGGTAACAGAAAGGCCAGACCGATCTGCCCAACGATACCAAGCTTACCCATGAACTTACCGATCTTCTTAAACGTGCGCTTAATGGCCTTACCGATCTTCTTAAAGACCTTCTTGACACCTTTAAATATCTTTTTAAGGAATCCCATTTAAGAGCCTCCACTCATCATATCACCAAATGTTTTAACAATCGTATCAATCTTAGAGAACGAAGTGCTACTAGGGTTCTCGTGGCTAAGGGCAGTAGCATACAGGTTAGTAGCATTAGTCTGGTAAGCAATATAAGACTGCTGATCAAACGCTGCCTCGTCCCTAAGCTGCTGCCACATCATACTAAGAGCACTAGTCTCTAGGTTAAAAGCATTCATAGCATTCTGCTGGTTAATCGCATTAGCCGCTGCCGTGTCTGCTGTATTAGCCTGTCGCCTCCAGTTGACATTACTCTGCTCAATAGCCTGAGCATTAGCAGCATTCCACTGATCTCGTTGGAACTCTACTTGAGCATTGAACTGCTGAGTCTGTGTGTCTAGCTGAGCATTAAACTTAGCAGCCTCTTGTTCCATGCCAGCTTCTTGTAACTGAGCCACGTTGAACTGCTGAGCATTAAACTGCTCCATCTGATTAGCAGCCGCAGCATTCTGCATATTAACCTGATTGGCTAGGTTAGCCATAAAGGTCATTACTTGATTCTCTGAAGCTGCGTTGAACTGCTTAGCTGCATTAACAGCAGCTTGGTTACTTAGGAGCTTCTGCATCTGGCTCTGTGTATTGAGCATCTCCATCTGCTGCTCGTTGCTCAGGTTAGTAACATCCATCTGTAGGAAGTTACGAGCATTCTCAATCTGTACACGAGTCAGAGCATCTGCATTAGCCAGATCCTGAGAGGCCAGAAGTGTAGCTTCTTGTAAGGCTGCTTGCTGTGCGTTGTTAACATTAGTCAGTACAGCAGTCTGCATCCATTTAGAGTTAGCCAGTTCAACCTGCTGGGCAGCATTAAACTTAGCCATGTCCATACCAGCCTGAGTACTGGCATTGTAGATAGCAGTCTGCTGAGCAGCGTTAAGGTTAGCTACTCCGATCTCAGAAGCAATCTTAGCATCTAAGGCCCTGAGTTCTGCATCAGTCTGAAAGGCTACTACGGCATTCTGAGAGTTAAGCTGAGCTTCAGTAACATCTACTTGTGTCTGCAACTGAGCACGAGTAATCTCTGCTTGTTGTCTGTTCTGGAGATTAAGGTTAGCTCGTTCTTTCAGGGCATTAGCATTACCCTGAGCAATCGGTAATGCCGCAGATACAATAGCACTAAACAGTGCTGTCTGTCCTACTGTAGAGGCTGACATACCTCTAGCAGCCATCTGTGCTTCTACTGCACTGACAGCAGGCAAGGCCCACGAAGGAGTCTCACCGTTTTCCATACCCTGTAGGAGGTTATCAATCTGTGTAGATACAAGAGCTTCTGTTGGCAGCTCAGCTACTTGAGCCTGTACCTCTGGCTCCATGATGTCTACGTCTTCTAGTTTAGGTAGACCTGTCTTATCTACTTTAACTTCACCAGCCTGTACTGCCTTAGCAAAAGCCCCTTGAGATAACACACCATCAACGACTTTAGCCTGAGACTCTAACATCTCTCTGTTAGTAACAGCAGACTCTTTAACGTCTATTGGCTTCTCAGATAAGATAGCCTCTGCTATTCTAGATACTTCACCTGTAGCAGCTTCACCTACTGCGGCCTCTTGAATCTGTTGAGCACCGTAAGTAGTAGCCTTCTTAGGGTCTAACTGAGGTGTATCAGTAAGTACACCTTCTTTGGTTTTAATAGTAACATCTTCAGAAACACTACTTGCTGTAACGTCTGTTTGTTCTCCTATCTGCTCAGCAGGCCCAGAGACAGTACCTTCAGGCAGTTGACCATCTTTAACAAGCTTCTCTTGTGTGATCTGAGTATCTGCTGAAAGTTTCTTTTCGCCAGAAGCGTATTGTTCTAAAGCCTTTTGTGTGCCTTCTGGATCAACACCCGGAGAAACAGAATCTTTACCGCCGCCTGTAGGAGGAACAACAGTAGAACCAGTAGGGCCTACGTATTGCGTACCTGTCCAAGTAGCACCCTTAACATCACTTAAGGGATCTTTAACACCACCGCTAGGGTTCTTAGCCTTCCAATCTTCATAGCCACCCCAACTTCTGAACTCTTCATCAGATATGTGACCATCTTTATCTGTATCCTGAACACCTAGATTAAATGCTGCCATGTCATCAGGAGAGGCATTAGGAGCCGCGCCTGCTGCAATAGCTGCTTTAACCTCATCGGATTGAGGAACAGAAGTAGTAGTAGGTTGTCGGGGGTTTGAAGAAGGAAGATTCTTACGACCACCTGCTTTTACAGCACCTTCTAACATCTTAGGATCAATCATCCCAACAGCACCGCCAGTTTGATATCCTTTCCTTTTAGATTTCTTTCTAGCCATAATGAAATATTATACCATATTTTTGATCAAAAGTCAAGACCTTGATCTAATGTCTTGAATAGTCTTTACTGTTTTACTAGCTAACGGTACACCAGCACCAACACTAAAGACAGCCACGACTAGATACTGATACCAGTCCGGTGTTAAATCAAGTGCAGCAAATCCATCTTGTACAATCTGCGTAGCACCGGGAATGAAACAAAGCACTAGGGGGATAGATATTACCAAAGTAATATACTCATCCTTCCATGAGGTACTCAAATCCTCTGTGCGTTTCATATCCGCAAGGAACTCAGAAGCCTCTGCTTGCTGAACTCCTTCTAGAGTTTTCATGTGTCTAGCTTCTTCTAGCTCTTTCTTCTTTAGCCGCCTATCGCCTATACCATTAACTACACTAGCTACCGGGGCTACTAGAAGCTTTAACCATTCCATTACTGATCATGTCCTGTTTTAATTTCTAGGCGCTGGACTCTATCCGAAAGCTCCTTACGTTCTTCTGCACTCTTAGTCTGTAGATCAGCGAGTCTATTAATACTCTCAGAGATACGAGACATATTAGCCGTATAGGTTGCTTTCTCTTGAGCAGACCTTAGCTCTGTCTCTGCAATTCTTAATTCAATGTTCTGTAGTTTCTCTTCGTGATTAGTTAGATCATCGCTAAACGTATAGGCTGCGCCCATTAACAAACTAACTATACCACCAACTACTACCATTACTGGTACACTAACTCTATCTAGACTTACGTGATCTATCTCGTCACTCATGGAATATTTCCTTATGTTCCGTCAGTATGTTTAGGGCCATAAACTACGTGCTCAAGCTCGTGTTCTAAGACCGATTTAACTGCATCGTCTGTGGATTTACCCACATAGATGTGTATAACATTGCTACCTACTCCCAACGCACATCCGTGGGCGTCGTGGTCACAATGCTTCATTAGCTCACTACCATCAACTACATTATAGAAGATAACGGCTGAGTCTTGTAACTCAAAGCTCTGAGTCTTTGAGACTGTAGTTGTATGAGGGACTACCCTAGCGTCACAACTACCTAGACTAAAGCAGATGGCTACTATCAGTCCCGCCCGGAATAGCAAAGTACTTAGGTGGCATATGAACATTCCCTTCCTCGTCTACTGTAGGGGTGCGTGGATATATCTCGTCATACAGGGCCTTCAGCTCAGGATCACCTGCCACTTCTTCGAGCACAGGAACCTTCTGGGTGTAGGTGTCTTCAGGAACCTCCTCACCATCGCCATACACAGGAACTTGCTTGTAGCCCTCAATCTCGTCGGTTGTCTCGTAGTAGTCCAGCACCATTACCGGGGTTTCAATGACCTCAAGTAGCTCACCATCTTCTCCGTAGACATTGCGCGTCTTAACGACTCCGACCTCGATAGGCTCTGGCAGTTCATTACCATCCTCGTCGTGAGTGCGAGTGACAGTCTTTTGCTTGTCATGTCGCACTACCTTGTAGATTGGGTCGCCGTCTGTATAGCCCACAACCACTTGAGGCGTGTATGCAGGGACAGTTACAACCTCCTCTGTCCACTGAAGCTCACCCTCAATCTCGACCTGACGCTTGAATCCGTGGATTTCTTCGAGAGAGGTAACGGTCACAAAGGGCAGTTCAGCCAAGCCTTCAAGCTCGTCAATCGAGGTAATGACGATCATGCTCTTAGTGCCATCTGGTGAATACTGAATATGCTTGCCCGAGCGTCCGTCGATCTTGCCTCTGTAGGGTGATTCCTCGTTTACGAGTCCTGTGGCCCTGAGAGCGTCCATGTCGTGACAGATGGAAATAATCA